CTCGGCGGGGCTGGCGCTGTTTCTGCTGTTCGCGGACAACGAGCCGGGGGCGGAGGTGTACAGCGCGGCGGCGGACCGGGAGCAGGCGGCGATTGTGTTTGAGCAGGCGAAGCAGATGGTGTTGTCGTCGCCGGCGCTGGGGAAGTACGCACAGGTGTTCAAGCGGGCCGTCGTCGTGCCGGAGACGATGAGCAGTTACAAGGTGCTGAGTTCGGACGCGCCGACGAAGCACGGGCTGAACGCGCACGGGGTGATCTTCGACGAGCTGCACGCGCAGCCGAACCGGGAGCTGTGGGACGTGCTGACGACGAGCCAGGGTTCGCGCCGGCAGCCGATGGTGGTGGCGATTACGACGGCGGGTTATGACCGGCAGTCGATTTGCTGGGAGCAGCATGAGTACGCGCGGCAGGTGCTGGCGGGGGTGATCGTGGATGAATCGTTTTATGCCTATATCGCGGCGGCGGGGGAGGGGGATGACTGGACGGACCCGGCGGTGTGGGCGAAGGCGAACCCGTCGATGGGCGTGACGGTGCAGGAGGCGTACCTGCGGACGGAGTGCGACCGGGCGCGGCAGGTGCCGGCGTATCAGAACACGTTCCGGCGGCTGCACCTGAACCAGTGGACGCAGCAGGACGAGCGGTGGCTGGACATGGCGGCGTGGGAGCGGAGCGCGGGGCCGCTGGAGGCGAAGGCGCTGGAGGCGGAGTTGGCGGGGCGACTAGCCTATGGCGGGCTAGACCTGGCGAGTACGACGGATATCGCGGCGCTGGGGCTGGTGTTCCCGATGGAGAACGGGGTGTATGGGGTGGTGATGCGGTTCTGGATCCCGCGGGAGAACATGATGGAGCGGGCCAGGCGGGACCGGGTGCCGTATGACGCGTGGGTGCGGGACGGGTGGGTGACGGCGACGCCGGGGAATGTGATCGATTTCACGCGGATCGTGGCGGATATCCGGGAGCTTGGGAAGCGGTTCAGGATCGCGGAGGTGGCGTTTGACCGGTGGGGGGCGGTGCAGGTGAGCCAGGAGCTAACGAATGCGGGGATGACGATGGTGCAGTTCGGGCAGGGGTTCGCGAGCATGGCCTCGCCGACGAAGGAGCTGCTGCGGCTGGTGCTGGAGGGGAAGTTCTGGCACGGGGGGAACCCGGTGCTGCGGTGGATGGCGGATAACATGACCGTCGAAATGGACGCCGCGGGGAACGTGAAGCCGTCGAAGAAGAAGAGCCGGGAGAAGATCGACGGGATGGTGGCGGATATTATGGGGCTGGACCGGGCGCTGCGGAACGAGGCTCGCCCGAGTGTTTATGAGACGAGGGGGTTGATTGTGTTATGAGCGCGTTAGTGTTTCCGAGGTTGCCGGAAGCGGGCAGCCAGTGGGTGCTGGTGCATACGATCGACACGCGGCGGGGGCCGGATGGGCAGATGTCGCCGCTGGAAGTGACGGTGGCGCGGGCGGAGATCATCAACGAGAAGTCGGGGATCGGGAAGGTGTGGGTGATCGCGGGGAGCGACGTGGTGGAGCGGGAGATGTGGATTGAGCCGATGCTGGCGGTGGATGTATGAGGCAGGAAGAGCACAACGAACAGGTGAGGCTGTTCGCGTGGGCGGGGCGGGAGGCGGAAGAGCGGCCGGAGCTGGGGCTGCTGTTCGCGGTGCCGAACGGGGGGCGGCGGGACAAGGTGACGGGGGCGCGGTTGAAGGCGGAGGGGGTGAAGGCGGGTGTGCCGGACGTGTGGCTGCCGGTGGCTCGGCAGGGGTATCACGGGCTGGTGATTGAACTGAAGGCGGACGCGACGAAGCGGGCGTCCAGGGAGCAGGAACGATGGCTGGCGGATTTGATGGAACAAGGGTATCTGGCGGTGGTGTGCCACGGGTGCGAGGAGGCGAAGGGGGTGATCCGGGCGTATCTCAGCTGATGGTGCTGGCGTACTGGGGGGAGTATGAGGCGTTGATGGAGTTGATCCGGAAGGGGGAGCGGTTGTCGTTTGAGCGATGGGGGCGGGGCGGCCTGGCGGGGGATGGGGTGGAGGTGCGGACGATGCGGCAGCTGCGGGAGGGGCTGGCGGCGCTGTGGGTGGGGTTTGACGATGAAGGGTGATGAGCTGACGCCGGCGATGCGGCGCTGGGTAGATTTGATAGCACGAGGGTATTCGTTCCGGCCGGTGATCGCGCGGAGTAGCTATCGGCGGACGGTGTGGCGGGTGGGGCTGTTTAATCCGGATGGGGCGTTTGTGCAGCGGATTCGGATTGACACGGCGCGCCGACTGGAGGCGCTGGGGTTGCTGGAGGTGCGTGATGATCGTGATGGCGATGGAGAGTCTGGAGAAGGCGGTGAACGAGGAGAGCTGGGAGTGGCTGCGGGATCAGTATCCGGGGATGGCGACGGCGCTGGAGACGGAGGTGAAGCGGGGGGCGACGGCGGATGACATCCGGCGCTGGGCGCTGCGGTACACGCGGCGGGAGCCGCTGGCGCTGCGGTTGCAGCAGGCGGCGGGATTTTTGCGAAGTGGGGTAGAATAGGACTATGGACCGTTGGGACGTAATGGCGCTGGTGGGGCTGGCGCTGGTGGGTGTGGGGTTGTGGTTTGTCTACTGGCCGCTGGCGCTGATTGTGCCGGGGATCGGGTTGGTGGTGATCGGTGTTTTGGGTGCGCGGAACGGCGCGGGAGAGGAGGAATAATATGGGAAAGAAAGCGGATTTGCTGTTGAAGCAGCTGGTGGAGAAGGATGAGGAGATTCGGCGGCTTAAGGACATGTTGAATGGTGGGGTGAGTGTTTGCCTGGACGTGGAGATATATCTGCATGGTCGGAGAGAGGGAAAGGGGAAGCTGGCAATCCGGACGGCGTGGCAGGGGTTTGGGTTGGAAGTGAACGGCGGAGAGGAGTGGATTGTCAACCCGATCGACCTTTTTACATTACGGCTCGGGGATTTGCCCGGTTATTTGCAAACGCAGGCTGATGTGGAGGAAGAATGAGTGGCTGTCACGCAGGGTGTGACAGTCGGGTGGTATAGTGGAGGTACGCGACTGGAATGGTGTTTCCTCCTACTGTTTTCCTCCTGAAAGGCGAAGGCCCGGACGACTGTCCGGGCCTTTCGCTTTTATCGTGGTCAGCCGGCCGCGGGGGGGAGGGAGGGACGGCCGGCCGCCCACATTTGCAGTGTAGCAGAGGAGTGTCACGTCCCGCGTGACAGGGGAATGTTAAAATTTATACATGGGCGTATTGTCGAAGGCATTGACACGCCCGACAGAGAAGAGGCGGCTGGGGGGTGTAGCGCAGGGAGGCGAGTGGCTGGGGTTGGGGACGGGGCTGTCGGCCGCGGGAATACAGGTTACGGAAGAGGGATCGCTGCGCTATGCAGCGGTTTTTGCTTGTGTGCGGGTGATCGCGGAGCCGGTGGCGACGCTGCCGCTGATCACGTATGAGCGAGTGGGGGAGCGGGGGAAGGATCGCGCGCGGGGCCACGCGCTGTACCGGCTGCTCCACGACGCGCCGAACCCGCTGATGACCTCGCTGGAGTTCCGGGAGACGATGCAGGGGCACCTGTTGCTGTGGGGGAACGCGTACGCGGAGATCGATCAGGATGGGGCGGGCCGGGTGGCGGCGCTGTGGCCCCTGCGGCCGGACGCGATGGAGAAGATAGAGCAGGTGGGGGATGGCCTGGTGTACACGTACCGGCTGCCGAACGGGGCGGCGGTGCAGTTGCCGGGCTGGCGGGTGTTTCACCTGCGGGGGTTGTCGTCGAACGGGATCGTCGGTTACTCGCCGATTCAGGTGGCGGCGCGGGAGGCCATCGGGAAGGGGCTGGCGATCCAGAAGTACGGCTCGGCGTTCTTCCGCAACGGGGCGCGGCCGGGCGGGGTGCTGACGTATCCGGGGGAGCTGAGTCCGGAGGCGACGGCGCGGATCCGGACGGGGTGGCAGTCGAACTACGGGGGGCTGGAGAACGCGCACCGGGTGGCGATCCTGGAGCAGGGGATGGATTACAAGGAGGTGGGTATTCCTCCGGGGGACGCGGCCTATATTGAGGATCAGAAATTGAGCGCGCTGGACGTGGCGCGGGTGTTCAAGGTGCCGCCGCACCTGATCGGGGACCTGGACCGGGCGACGTTCAGCAATATCGAGCATCAGTCGCTGGAGTTCGTGACGCACTCGCTGCGGCCGTGGCTGGTGCGATGGGAGCAGGCGATTGAGCAGCGGTTGATGACGGGGAGCGAGCGGGAGCGGTATTTTGTGCAGTTCCTGGTGGAGGGGTTGCTGCGGGGCGACACGGCGACGCGGTATCAGGCGTACGCGATGGCGCGGCAGAACGGGTGGATGAGCGCGAACGACATCCGCGAGCTGGAGAACATGAACCCGATCGACGGCGGCGACGTGTACCTGGTGCCGCTGAACATGGTCCCGGCGAACGAGGCGGGGATGGGCGTGGCGGATGAGCCGCCGACGACGGCGGGGGACGCGACGCCCAGGGCGCAGCGGGCGCGGGAGAGCCGGGCGAGCGAGCGGGTGGGGTTGATGCGGGCCCAGCGGCCGGTGTTCGCCGAGGCGATGGGGCGGGTGTGCCGGCGGCAGGCGCAGGACGTGGGGAACGCGGCGAAGAAGTACATGAACCGGCGGAGCGAGGGGGAGTTCCAGCTGTGGCTGGAGGCGTTCTGGGTGGAGCATCACGAGTGGATTGTGAAGACGCTGCTGCCGCTGTACCGGAGCTATGGGGCGACGGCGGCGCTGGCGGCGGTGAAGGAAGTGGCCGGGGATGAGGAACTGGCGGACGTGGCCGGCTTTGTGGATCTGTACGTGACGGAGTTCGCCGATTTTATGGTGGGGAAGAGCCGCCGGAAGGTGGAAGCGGCGTTGCAGGAGGAGGACGCGGCGGCGGCGCTGGCGGCCGTGGTGGGGGTGTGGACGGCGGAGTGGCCGGACTCGCTGGCGCTGCGGGAGACGGTGGCCGCGGCGAACGCGGTGAGCCGGGAGGTGTACCGCAAGAGCGGGGTGCAGCAGCTCATCTGGCGGACGACGTGGGGCGACAAGAGCTGCGCGTATTGCGAATCGCTGGACGGGGTGCGGGTGGGGATTGAGGGCAAGTTCGACGTGCCCGGGCTGCCGCCGTTCCGGAACGTGGCGTATCCGCCGGTTCACGACGGGTGCGAGTGCACGGTGGAGGCGGTCCCGTTATGAAGCTCGTCGTCGGCCCGCCAGGCGCGGGGAAAAGCACGTACGTGCGAGAGCGGGTGAAGTTCGGGGAGATGGTGGTGGACGTGGATTTGCTGTTTCACGCGCTGACGATGCGGCCGATGTGGGAGAAGCCGCCGCAGCTCATCGGGGCGGTGCTGGCGGTGCGGGATTATTTAATCGAGAGTTTTGAGCCGGCGTGGGTGATCTCGTCGAACGCGGAGCGGGGGTATCGAGAGGGGATGCGGGAGAAGTACGGGGCGGAGGTGGTGGTGCTGGAGACGCCGGCGGCGGTGTGCCTGGCGCGGATTGAGGCGGATGGGCGG